AGTTTGGTGCAGAATAAGCAACGCTTAGCATTGGCGGCTCCTAGAGGATTCGCTAAATCAATGATATGCAGCGTCTTTTATCCTCTCTGGTGTGCTTTATTCCAGAAGAAGAAGGATATTCTAATTATATCCGCCTCTGAGGGGCTTTCAATAGAGTGGTTACGCAAGATGCGTACCGAAATGGAGTCAAATCCGTTATTATTAAAGTATTTTGGTGATTTAAAGTCAAATAAGTGGACGGAAACCCACCTGATATTAAATAACAAGCAGAAAACGAACATTCGTGCTCGTGGTGCTGGAGGTCAGATTCGTGGTTTCCGCCCTGACTTAATTATATTAGATGATATAGAGACTGATGAGTCAGTTGCCTCTACAGACCAGAGGACAAAGCTGCGAGAGTGGGTCTTTAAGGCGTGTTTAAACACCCTTCTACCCCATGGTCAATTCATATGGATAGGGACTATTATCAGCCCTCTAGCTCTTTTACAGGAGATGTTAGATAGCGATAATGATTGGGAGAAGCGGAAATTCAGAGCATATCACGATGCAAGGCAGGAGGAAGGGTATGAGTTGTGGAAATCATTGTGGTCGCACAAAAAGCTCCAAGCAAGGAAAAAGGAGATTGGGAGCACCGCTTTTGCCTCGGAGTACCTTAATGACCCTATACTTAATGAAGCATCGCCGATTAAGCCGCACCAGCTCAGATACTGGACAGAACTCCCTACTGACCTTAGTCGCGTTATTGCCGTTGACCCTGCTTACGCTGATGACGAGAGGGCGGATTACAAGGTTGCCGTTTTGGTTGGTATCAACGGTTTGCACTCTAGGTATCTTGATAGTTATATACGGACTCATAACCCTAGTGGGCAGTTTATTGATTCCATATTAAATATGTGGCTTCAAAACAAAGATACAGTAACAGCTTTGGGGATACCTAATTCAGGAACAGAGAAAGAGTTTTTTAATTCATTTATGCGTAAAGCTGCGGAAAGACATTTATATCCACCTGTGGTGGAATTAAAGAATGTATTTAAAAGAGGAACAGACAAAGTAATAAGAAAGAAGAAAGATAGAATAGTTGCGGCATTACAACCATTGTTTGAATCTGGTAAATATTATATACATGCTAATCACGAGGAGGCGAAAGATGAGCTTCTTACATTGGGTGCTTCTCGTTGGGATGATATTGTTGATTGTCTCACTTACGCAGAAACTATTATAACACCAAATTACATAGAACCAGAAGTTAATAAAAGAGGAAGATACGGAGAATTATTATCAGATGAACAAGAACCAAAGATATTTGATTATGGATATTAAAAGGAGGGGTAATTATGTCTCCATTTAAAATAAAAGATAAAAATATAGAAAGAATATTGAAGACAAAAACAGGAGATTTTGCGGGGAGTTGTAGAGCTCACCCCGCCCATCATTTGCGATTGGCTAATGGGAATATATTAGATTGTTGTTGCACAGATTATTGGAGATTATTGTTAGGGAAGTGTGAAAATGATTGATTTAATAAATGATATATCACAAAAGTATTATGATTTGGGTTTTAAGGTTAAAGAAATAATTTTGCCAAAAGAATGGAAAGACGATATAGAAAAAGGGTTTATGTGTGCTGATATGGCACAGCTTAATAGTTCTGATATAATTTTATTATTTGAGAGTCAGGCTAAACATTTACAAATTATAGTAATTCCGATAAATAAGGGGATAATAAATGGTAATGTGGAGTGATACGGATATCCCCCAACCTGCTAAAGGAATGGGGAAAGATAGCGGAGGCGGGATAGTCTCTAAAGTCAAGAATTGGAAAACTGATTCTGAAAACTGGACTGAACCTTGGAGAAGTTCTCAAGATAAGTGGCATAGAATGAGGATGAGGATAAAGAAGAAAAAGACATTCCCATTTGTGGGATGTTCTAATATCCGTATGCCTACTATTGAAATCAAGATGAGAAAGCTCAAGGCTGCTCTTGCTAATGTTATATTTGGTATCAGACCTATAGTCCAAGCAGTACCATCTCCTTCTGGAAATTGGGAAACAGCAAGAAAGATAGAGAAGTTCTTAGACCATTTAATTATGGAGAAGATAGATATAAAACCGAAGTCTTTGATTGCTATAGACCAAACACTTGAAAAGGGATTCTTTCTTCTTAAACCATATTGGCGAATAGAGATAACAAATAGAGTTGAAGAACTGTCTTTAGATGACATTTCTATACAAGAGGCTTTATGGATATTTGATGCTGAGAGACAACCAGAGGAAGTAGAACAAGCTATTGTTAAAAGATTAGATGTTGATATGAATGATTTGGTTAAAGAACATAACCAAAAAGAAGTATCAAGAATAGTAGATGAGTTATTATCGGGCAAAGAGAATGTAAAGTTTGAAATACAAGATGTTCTTCATAATAACCCTGATGTTGCATTGTGTGAACCAGAGAGAGTATATGTTCCACCTACTACTGGATTTGACCCTCAGTCAGCACAATATGTAATACATGAATTTTATCTACCATTTCATCAATTAAAAAGTAATGCCGAGCATAAGAAGTGGGATATTGAAGGAATAGGTAATATTGGTGTTAAACAGGATGTTGACCTATCAAGTAATAAAATAGACATAACTAGAGATGAAAGAGAAGGTATACAGAGATTACAGTCGACTAACCATTTAGTAAAGATATGGGAGTGTTATTGTTGGTATGATATTAATAATGATGGGACAGAAGAGAAATGTGTAGTTACTGTAGCACCTGACTTTAATCAGGAACTAAGAAAAATTACCCTACCTTTCTACTCTGGTAATTTCCCCTTCGTAAAGCTATTTTACGAGTTAACCTCTGATAGGTGGTTCTCACACAGGGGAATACCAGAGTTGATTGAAGATATAGTTAAAGAGATAGATATACAACATATGCAGAAAATTGATAGGCAAACGCTTACCAACTCTCCTATGTATATATATCGTGCAGGTATGGTTAATCCCAAGACTGTTCAGTTTGTATTTGGACAAGGTATTCCGGCACAAGGTATGCAACCATTAAATGACTTAATAGCTCCGTTGAACGCACACAATCCTAATGTAGAGTTCTCTTACGAGAAAGAACAGATGATACTTGAAACTAAGGTTGAAGAACTTATAGGTCAGGTTGACTTCTCTCTACAGTCTATGATTAATAAGAGACAGCCTCGGACATTAGGTGAGGTTGACCATCAAGTTCAAAGTGCCAGTAGTGTATTCTCCTTAGACGCTGATATGTTCAGAGGTTGTTTTGCAGATCTATTCAACTGGATATGGGATTTATGGTCTCAGTATGGGGATGACAGTTATGAGTTTATGTATTTTGGAAAAGACTCGCAAAAAGATGGTGAGAAGATTAAACTAACCCGTGAAGAAGCACAGGGCAAGTATGTTATTACTGTAAGAGGAAACGACCAGAATACTAATCCACAAGTTAAGATGCAGAAAGCTCAACAGATTATGATGGGAACACAAAATCAATTAGCTATACAAATGGGAGTTATATCTCCTATACATGTAGCTAACGCTTATAAACGGTTTTATCAGATGTTAGATGTCCCTAACTGGGAAGAGTTAGTAGCGACACCTGAACAAATGCAGCAAACTATGCAAGCACAACAAAAAGAACAAATGGAACAAAAACAAAGAGACGAGTCAGATTTTATCAGACTAAAGGGTGATGACCTAACTGATGGTGAGAAGATGCAACTATTACAGAAACGGGGTATTCAACCAGATGTTCAAGGAAGAATGTTAAACGAACAGAATAGACGACAAGACAAGGACATAGAACAAGAAGCAAAAGGTTATGAAACATTAGCAAAGATTTCCGATTCTATTAGTAAAGCAGAAACCAAGGAGAAGCCTGATGCAGGAAGAAAATGAGTTAGTTGAACGGATTGGTGAATGTAATACAGTTATCAGAGACATTGATGGTTCTCCAGCTTGGAAAGTAATTATAAGCGATATGGAGAAACAAAAGAAGTATTGGGATGATAACTGGCAAGACATAATTAATGATGAAAAACTAAAGGTGGCAAGAATAGTAAAACTTGCAACAACTCACGTTCTTACACTTAAAGACAAGTATCAGAGTGATTTAAAGGTGTCTCAGGAGAGATTGGCTATTATTAGAAACCCAGAGTCGGTTGTAGATAAAGATTATGATACGGAGTAAATTATGGCTAAAGGATATAAGAGAAAAGTAGACAGAAGTATGCATGACTATGGAGAGATAGACTATGAAACTAAAACCATTCGTGTTAATCCTCGTAAAGGTGAGCTTCTTAATACTATTATCCACGAAGAGTTACATCGTGTACACCCAGACTGGACAGAGGCAAAGATTAGAAAGACATCTAAAAAACAAGAGAAATCTCTCACAATGGCAGAGGCAGCCAAACTTATTGGTAAATTTAGAAAAAAGAGGAAGAAATAATATGGTGGATTATCTTGACCCGTTAGTATTTTCGGAGGCGACAAAAAAGAGTCATAAGGCATTTGAAAAAGATGCTACTGGTATTATTTGGGCTGTTAAGAATAGAGAAGCAAGACCAGATAGGTTTGGTGCTACAAGAGAAGAAGTTATATTTGCAGATAAACAGTTTTCAGGCGTCGGTGGGGATGAATGGAACAAAGTAATAAATGGAAAATTGACCGAAGATGAAGAATGGTATTTTAAGCGTGGAGTACAGTTAAGGAAAGCTATAGATGATGGAAAGATACCTGACCCTACAGGCGGGGCTGACCACTACTATAATCCTAAATTAGCTTCTCCTGACTGGGCAGAGGCTTATGGTAAGACATATTCTACGGGTGCACACGATTATCATAAAGAAGTACAAGGAAAAAATAAAAAAGGTGTTGGTTTTAAACAAGCCTTTTATACAGCAAGAACTAACGGTAGGAAAACTTTTACTTGGAATGGTAAAAAGTATACTACTAAATTAAAGACCGCCAAGTAGGCGTAAAATACGGAGGTAATATGGAAGAAGAAAACGTAAATCAGGCGACGGAACCTGAGATAGAACAGGTCGTAAATAATGTTCCTGAAACCGACCCACAGGAACAAAACGCAGAAACTCAATCGGAAACACAGATAATCCCTACTCCAGAGGTAACTGGTGTTCAATCTGATGTAGATGAAATGGGAGTACCTTTTAAAAACAGGTATTACGAGATGAAGCGTAAGTATGAAGATGTCTCATCTAAGCAAGACCAAATCTTGCAAAAGATGGATAATTTTCAAGGACAGCAACAACAGCCAAAGCATACTAAGGAAGAGCTTATGGCATACATTTCAAAAGAAGACACTGAGCCTGCACACAGAGTTTGGGCGTTGACTGAAATGAACAAGTTAGAGGAACAGAAAGTATCTGAGACAATAGACCAAAAGTTTCAAACATTACAAAAACAGCAAACGGCTGAAAGAGTAAAAAATGAGACTTTTAATTTTGTTATACAACGACACCCAGAAATAGCTATTAAAGACAACGCTGGGAACTTTGTTGGATGGAATACTAAAAGTCCGATTGTTCAAAGAATGGATGCATATATGCGAAATCCTGATATTGCGAATAATCCTTCGGGTTTAAGAGTTGCTTTAGCACTAGCAAAAGACGACCTTTCAGGAAGTCAAGTAGCTAGTCAGCAAAAATTAAAGACTCAGGTGAAAACTTTGCAAAAAGGTACTATGATAGAAGGTGGGCAAACCACATCTGTTCAGGAAACAGATAGTCTATCTAGGGCTAAAGACACTCTGCGTAAAAGTGGAACCGTCAAGGATGCCAATAAGGCTGTTAGTGCTTGGTTAAAAAAACAAGGAAAATTTGAGGAGTAAATTAGAATGGCTTTGACTTACACATATGATGACAACTCAATCAGAGAGGATTTGTTAGACATAATCACTAACTTAGACCCTACTGAAACACAGTTGTTGTCGGGATTAGGTACATCCACCGCAAAGGCTACTTTGCATGAGTGGTTAAAAGACACACTTAAAAGTGTTTCTTCTAACTCACACATTGAAGGTGTAGATGCTACCTATCCCGATAGGACAGACCCCGAAAGAATCACAAACCATTGTCAAATTGTAAGAGTTGGTTATGATGTAACTGATACAGAAAGAGCAGTAAATAATGCTGGATTTTCTGATAGGTATACATATGAGACCACAAAGGCGTTGAAGGAATGGAAGAATGACGCTGAGTATGCTCTTATGAGGGGTTCAATGGCTACGGGTACTGGGACTGCCGCAAGGAGTCTTAAAGGAATCAAGAGATTTCTTTTATCCCACAATTACACCAATGCATCAGGCGTATCATTAACAGAAACTCTGTTGAATGATAGGTTTGCTAATGTATGGGATGATGGCACACAGGTAAACGCATTATACGTTCCGATGTATATGAAGAGAAAAATCTCTGGCTTTACTGCTGGTGCTACAAAGAATGTAGAAACTACTGACCGTAGACTTGTTAATGCTGTAGATATTTACCAAGCTGATGCTGCACAAAACGTAAAACTTTTTGCACATCGCTATGTGTATGTTTCTGGTGACACTAACTACGATGTAATCGGTATAGACGAGGATAAGTTCAAAGTAGCTTATCTTAGAAAACCGTTTACAAGAGAGTTAGCGAAAACTGGGGATTCCACAAAGGGAGAGGTCGTTGGAGAACTCACCATGGAATGTTTACATCAGGATGCAGGTTTCTATGCGGAAAAAATGCTATAGTTGGAATGGAACACAGTATATTGAGTTAGGCAGAGTAACTACAGCGTAGAAAACAATTTGGGGGGGGTATGAAATATGACCCCCACCCATTCTTTAAAACTATGTTAATTAGTAAGGGAACAAGAGACGAAGCAATACACGCACTTATTAATGTTTGGTTGAAAGACCCAACAAGAAGATGTGGATGGTGTGGTAAACTATATAATCCACAGGAATTTCCCTGCTGTGAACAACCATTTATTTCAGCAAATGCAGGGATTATGAAACAGTTTTATAAAGACCAAGTGTTTATAAGAGAAACCCGCAAGAACGTTTATGCTTCTATGAAGGCAAATAATACAAAGAATGTTATGAGGTGGGTATTATCTTTTCCGCCAAGTCTTTTATCTTTTTTAGAATCAGCATTTAAACGACAGTATAATGAGAAGTTATTTCACGGGAAGTATAATTTAGTTTGGTTTGCAAAAAAGTTTGGTAAATATTTTCAAATACCAGAAAGGGTGTAAATGAAAGAAAAACTTGCTCTCAATGTTATTGTAAAGAACGAAATTGAAGATGTTGACAGAATAGTAACTAAGTATGGTAAATACTTTGATGAAATTTGTATTGCGGTTGACGAGAATGTAGATGAGTTCAAAATAAGGTTTAAAGATAAAATAAAAGTTTTCCCTTATAAATGGTGTAATGATTTTGCACATAAAAGAAACTTCTTGGCAGAAAAAACAGAGAGTAAATATTATTTGAGGATAGACTGTGATGATGAAATAAAGAATCCAGAAATTATTCGTGACAGTTTTGACTTAATGGTTAAGAAAGGTTTTGATGTAATCTATTATAATTATCTCTATAGTAAAAATGAATATGGCTCTGTAGATGCACAGCACTGGAGAGAGACCATAATAAAGAAAAGACCTGACATATATTGGAAAAAAGAAATACACGAAAATGTATTTGTTGAAAATCAGAATAATTATACAGCTTTAAGAGATGATAGAATAACTATAGTTCACCGCCCATCAGAGGGACATCACGAAAAATCAGCAAAAAGAAATTTCAAAATTCTATTAGCTGAATATGAAAAAGATGGTGTTAATACAGACCCTCGCACAATAGCATATCTTGGAAGGATGTATATGGGTGGTGGTGAGTGGGAGAAGTCAATACCATTCTTAGAACTTTTAGTTAAAAAATCTGGATGGGATGATGACAAATATTTTGGTTGGATTCATTTAGCAGAGTGTTGGAAACATTTGGGTAATTTAGAATATGCTATAGCATCTTGTAATGAGGCTTTAGCAATAAATACTAAATTTCCTGATGCCTATCTCCAAATGGGTTCTGTGTATTTGTTCAAGGAGGATTTCCAAAAGGCTTTAGACTGGATAATGCCAGGATTGGTGAGACCAATACCCGACACTATGTTTGTTCTTGACCCTACAATCTATGGGTGGAAAGCGAAAATAAACGCTGGTCTTGCACATCTTGGTAATGGTGATTTTGAAAAAGCTATTAAATATTATCAACAAGCAAAGGCTCTTGCACCAGAAGAACCATTTATTAAAAAGGTTGGAAATACCTTTGAAGAGTCTTATGTAGATAGTGAGTTCTTCAAACATTTTGCAAGTATTGTAAAATATTTACAAGTTAAATCACCCGAAAGTCTACACCACTTGATAAAGGCAATACCAGAAGAATCTTATAAAGATGATAGATTCTGTTCTTTAAAACATCAGTATTCTAAACCAAAGGTGTGGTCTGATAAATCTATTGTTATTTTCTGTGGTGAGGCTTGGGAAGAATGGGCGAGTCCTTCTGTTGTTAGTGGTATAGGTGGTTCGGAAGAAGCAGTTATATATCTTTCAAGAGAGTTGCAGAAACTTGGATATGAGGTTACTGTTTTTAATTCTTGTGGAGAGCTGTCTGGGACATATGAAGGGGTTATTTATAGAGAATACCACGAAATGAATCCCAACGATACTTTTAATATAATAGTTGGTTGGAGAAATAATATCTTTGTTGAAAATAATCTAAAGGCAAAAAAGAAATTTATATGGCTTCACGATATTCTTAAACCAAAGCAATTTACTGGCGATGAGTCAAAGACATTTGACAAACTTATTGTTCTTTCTCAATATCATAGGTCGTTAGTTGAACTACCTGATGATAAAGTTTTTGTTAGTTCAAATGGTATTAATTTACCAGACTTTGAAACTCAAGATGTAAAGAGAAATCCCAAGCGTATGATATTTGCTTCTTCATATGATAGGGGGATTACAAATCTTTTAATTGCGTGGGACAAGGTTTTAGAAGAAGTGCCTGACGCAGAACTACATTTATTTTACGGGTGGGACACTTACCTAAAGATGGAACAAAAAGGATTTAGAAGTCCTAAAGATAGACTTGCAATCACAAAACTTATGCAAAAGAAGAATATCTTTGAACACGGTAGGATAGGACATAAGCAGCTTGTTACTGAATTTTATAAATCAGGAGTTTGGGTTTACCCTTCTAATTTCCCAGAGATAAGTTGTATTACAGCTATGAAAGCTCAAGCCTGTGGTTGTGTGCCTGTTATAGCTGATTATGCAGCATTAAAAGAAACGGTTAAACTTGGTGTGAGAATGGAAGGACAGTGTAACAACGTAGAGGCAGCTAGTAGATATACAAATATGCTTATTAATACTTTGAAAAATGCAGAAATTCAAGAAAAGATAAGAACAAGTCTAATAAAGTATAGGAGTAATTTCGGATGGGACAAAGTAGCGTTGCAATGGTCGGAGGAATTGTTTTGAATCCATTAAGCAAATATAAAATACTTACTTATTACAATAAAGCCTTGGCATTAAAACAGGGTAAAATGATACCTCCGAGAATAGCTTTTATATATCCAACTTATGCTTGTAATCATAATTGTCCACATTGTTTATATAGGGGTTGGAACAATGGTGTGCATTTTCCTTATGATAGACTTATTAATTTGTTAGAAGAATTATACAGTAATGGTGTTCGTGGTATCACACTTTGTGGTGGTGGAGAACCAACATTATATCCTGAGTTTGAGGGAATGGTTAGACATGCAAAAAAGCTGGGCATAGATTTAGGTTTGATTACTAATGGTTCAACGCTTAAAAAATATGGTAAATTTATTATAAATAATTTTAGGTGGATAAGAATTAGCGTTGATAGTGTTACACCAGATATTTACCAAAAATTACACGGAGTCCCAATAGGTAGTTTGGTAGATAACATTAAATATATTATTAAATATAGAAATGAAACAAAACATAATTGCACAATAGGTGTTAAGCGTTTGATGACAGATGTGAATGAACATGAACAATTCCCTGACTTAGGTGCTGATTATTTAGACGAAAAGTATGCCAGAGAGTGTAAGGGTTCAATAAACAAGAAAAAAAGTGTATTAAAAGGAAAATGTTGGCTCTCACCGATACACACAATGATAGATGCTTACGGTGATGTTTATATCTGTTGTTATTATCAATATAGAAAAGATAAACATATAATAGGGAACGTAATTAAGGATAGTTTTAGTAAGATTTGGTATTTACCAAGGCATCAAGAAGCGATAGATAATATAGACCCGAAAGAATGTAATAAATATGATTGTAAATTTCACGGACATAATAATCTTATGACAGAGTTGTTTAAAGATGACCCCTTACACGCTAATTTTATATGAAAATAGCAATAGTATCTAATGGCAGTAGTTTATTAAGATTAAAGAAAGGCGTTGAGATAGACTCTCATGACTTAGTTATAAGACAAAA